GGATCTTGACTTAGTTATTACCTAAATCAGGGGCTATATGCCCCTTCTTTTGTATCGGTATCATAACAGTAGATCACCCCAAGGGCTTCTCTGAGACGGAGTGGACTGGAAGGGTGTCGAGCTATTGCTAGCGCGATGCTACTAATAGCAAAACCACCCAATCTTCTACCCTTATCTTAGGTATTAAAAAATGGCCCTTACTCTGCTTGAAGCGCAGAAGCATGCAACTACTCCAGCCGAGTTGGCAGTCGTAACTGAACTTGCCGCTGGTCCGCTGCTGTCTGTGCTCCCTTTCCGCAACATTGAAGGCAACGGTCTTTTCTGGAAGCGTGAAGAATCTCTGCCCGATGTCGGCTTCCGTAACTACAACGGCACTCTGGCTGAAAGCTATGGCGAAGTGAGCCAACAGTCTGAAAGCCTCAAGCTGTTCGGTGGTGACATCAAAGTTGATCGTGCCATCGTTGAGCTGGAAGGTGCTGAAGCTAAGGCTTATCAGATCCAGGCTCGTGTCCGCGCAATGCGTCTGGCTTGGGAAGGCCTGTTCATTAATGGCGATTCCAACCAGTCTGCTTCTGAATTTGACGGTCTTGCTACCCGTATTGCTTCTGGTTCTTCCCAGTACATCGCCAACGGCTCCGGCGCTCTGAACCTGAACAAGCTGGATGAAGCTATTGATGCCGTTGACGCCCAGGGCGGTCAGCGTTACATCGTCATGTCCAAGTCTGGTCGTCGCGCACTGAGCAAGCTGGCTCGTACCAACACTCAGATCGACATCCAGCGTTCTGAATTCGGCTATCAGCAGCTGGTTTACGGCGGCGTGCCCGTGATCGAAGTGGATCGCGACCATCAGAACGTTGCAATTCTGGACGGCACCCCTTCTTCTCAGGATGCATACGTGGTTGCTTTCGGTAATGACCTGCTGACCGGCATCCAGAACGGCGGTGTCTCCGTCCGTGAACTCGGCGAATCTCACACCCAGCCTCAGCTGATCACCCGTGTTGAGTGGTATTGCGGCCTGGCTCTGGTCAACGGTCGTGCTGCTGCACGCCTGGCTGGTTTTGACGCTACTGCCTGATCAATAAGGCTTGAATCTCAAGTCAAATTCGTTAAACTAAGAGGGCTAACAACCCTCTTTTTTCATGGCTTTTTATACGATCTGGGTGGGCGGTGAGCGTTCTTGGCATCGTAGTTACCTGGCAGAGATTGGTGGTGAAAAGCTGACTAAAGAGCAGGTAGCCAAGTATTTCACCTTTGATAAGCAAGGTGGTATTGAATTTGACCAAGATTTAATCGCAGAAAAGACTGATTGGAATTGCGAGAATTCTGATTTACCTACATGGGATACAATCACAGACGGATGTATGGGGTGGGGCGCGTATACCGACCAGATGCTAGGTGTATGCAGGATTGATGATGAGGACAACCCTTTAGTGTTAAGAGAAGTTTGTGAATTCAAGCAAAATGTTTTCGAGGAATTCGAAGACTATGAGTCTGACGATGTTTGGATTTTGTACAACTCTTACGAAAAGGGTGGTTACCAAGGCACGCTGGAATTGCCTGACAACGAAGAATTTGACCCTGAAAAGCTTGTTGTTGATGTAACAGATATTACGGGTGAGTTTTACATCGTTACTGGCGCAAGCTATAACGGCATTGATATTTACATGGAAGGAGATTCAACCGGCAAGGGTATTGATTGGTACGTTTATCATAAAGGTGAAATTTACAATTTCCGGTAAATGCCGTTAGGTAAACTGTGCAAAATTTCTGATTTCAAATGGCATTTTTTGCAACCATGTTTGTTCTCCTGCTTGCATTTGCAGGCGCATATTACTTTACGGTAAAATAATACGTACGGCATTTCGCTCCATTCCTCTGCAGGGAGGTTTTGCGTACTTTCTTTGGAGGTTTCTCATGTCTCAACGTTCAACTCAGATTTTCCCACGCGAAGGTTTTAACCTCGACGATTCGGGAAAAATCACCGCTACCGCAACCGGTACCGATGCTCCTATCACCCTGACCGCTGCTAAGACCATCCGTGTCATCGTGATTAATGCTGGCGGCATTGACGATGCTGGTACCAACAAGATCACCGTGACCCTGGGCGGCCAGGCAGTGGTATTCAATCTTGCTGATCTGGATCGTAATGGTGTGGGCATTGCTCATGTCCGTGGCGCTCTGTGTGATGCAGACGACAACGACGCTTATTACACCCTGGGTGGCACCGCTACTCTGGATGGTGTCTTCCTGGAGCTGGTCGACTGATAATCAGTCACTCGGAATACTAGGGGGATCTTTTTGGTCCCCTTTTTTAGTATCATGGCACATCTCAAGAAGCTGCCTACTTGGTTTGTAAAAGGCGAAGAACGACGCAAGGCTTATTACACCGTTGAAGCGCGAGAACTGATTGCCGACGGCTGGAAAGAGGAAGGAGCTAAGGCTGAAGCTGCACCTGCACCCAAACCTCTTCCTGAGATTGTTGTTGAAGCGGGTACCGATGCATATGATGATGACTCTGACAAGGAACCGCTTGGTGAGCGCCTTGAAGAGATGACTAAGACTGAATTGCTTCAATGGGCACGAGAGCGAGGTGAAGAATTGAACCCTTATGCAACTAAAGCTCGTATTTTCGAGCAATGCAAGGCCATTGAAGAAGGCACTTTCAATCAGGAGCCTCAAGAGTAATGGATATTAATTATTCAAAAGGGCCAAGATACATTAATGGCGTAAATATTGACGCTGATATTGACGCATCTATAGCAAAAGAGCATGAGGTAAATATTACTGATCCGGTAACCGGACTGAAAGGCAAAGGGTATGAGCCTGGGCAAAAGAACAAAGACAACAGCGAACTTTGATAAGGTAATCTAACATTAGTTCCGTTAATGCTGTGACACCGGAGGTAATGATTCCAGCGATTGTCGCAGCGATGTTGGGCTGGGGTGGTTTTACCTGGAAGAAAATTGAAGATGCTTTAAATACAGCTAACAGGTCTCAGGATCTTGTTGACAAACTTGAGATAAAGCTAGCAGAAAAGTATGTAACCAAAGAAGAACTGAAAGACAATATCAAGGTAATTGCTCAAGAAATTGGACGCATGCGTGAAGACATTTCGCGTTCATTTGATTTAATTCGCCAGCAAAACAAGGAATCCTATGATCAGTTATCCTCTACCTTAACAAGAGTAGAAGATAAAGTTGATTATCGAATTTCTGATCACGCTCGCCGGAGCCAGGACTAATGGCTAAATCTAAATCAGCTAGGTATTACGCAAGCAATCCCAAGGCAAGAGCTAAAAAGAAAGCTTACGACACTGAATACCATTCAACAGAAGAGCGTAAAAAGTATAGGCGTGAACTTGCCCGCAAACGTCGCGCAAAGAAAATCATGGGTAAAGGCGGTAAAGACGTAAGTCACACGAAGGGTGGCGGGTACAAACTTGAATCGCCAAGCAAGAATCGTGCTCGGAATGGCGCTAACGGAAAGTCAACCAAGGCACCTGGGAGGAGGAAATGAGCACTGCTGTAAAGACGAAGCCAACTCTTTGGAAAAGCAAAGTAGCGGCAGCAAAGGCAAAGTTCGGAAAATGGTCAGCAAGAGCGGCTCAATGGGCTACTGCTGAATACAAGAAGGCCGGTGGCGGTTACAGAGGAGCTAAGTCATCCAGTAATTCATTATCCCGTTGGACGAAGCAGAAATGGCGCACCAGGGACGGAAAGAAGGCCGCACGAACTGATAGTAAGGGACGCAAGGTCACTGCGCGATACCTGCCTGACTCCGCCTGGAAATCAATGAGCAAATCAGAAGCAAGAGCCACTGACGCCAAGAAACGTGCAGGCAGCCGTAAAGGTAAAGGTACGGTATCCAATACTCGTAAAGCAAGAGCCGCAGGGCGCCGCGCTCGGAAATCTAATTAAGAAATAATCATGGGCATGCCTCTCGTCAGCGGTCAAAAGTTCCCTTACACCAAAAAGGGTAAAGCAGCAGCTGCTAAAGCTAAAAAGAAGAAAAAGTCCTACAAAAAAGGTAAAAAGTAATGGCGACTAAAAAAGATCCTCGACTGGCTCGTGCTGGAGTGTCTGGGTACAATAAGCCAAAAAGAACCCCTAATCATCCGAAGAAAAGTCATGTTGTTGTAGCCAAAGTTGGCGACAAAGTGAAGACAATTCGCTTCGGTGAACAAGGAGCAAAGACTGCAGGCAAGCCGAAAAAAGGCGAATCGTCCCGCATGAAAAAGAAGCGCTCAAGCTTCAAGGCAAGACACGCAAAGAATATTGCGAAAGGGAAGATGTCAGCAGCCTACTGGGCAGACCGTGTTAAGTGGTAGGTTAATTACCGCTTTTTATTTGCATAAGGATATACAATCCGAAGGGCTTCAATCAAGGCCTGGACGATTCCGTTTCCTTTCAACGGTGTAAATGGCAAAACTTCAGAAACGACAAACAAGG